ATAGCTTCAAGATAAATGTAAATGAATGGTACGCAGGACTGAGTGCCAACCAACAGGATGAAGTAAGGGAAATATATCAAGACCCTTCCAATTATCGACACGTTAATTTGACAGAGAGCTTTCTGAAGAAAGAACCTCAGGAGAGTGGCTCTAAGATCAGACAAATAGGTGGACCAGTGCCAGCTTTAAAATATGCAATAGGCCCTATTATACATGCATTAGACAAAGTATTACTCAAATTTCAGGGTTGGGCTGTCGGCAAGTCTTTAGCCAATAAAGAACAGATCTATACGGAGTGGGAAAAAGAAAATTATAACATCAAAACCACATTAGACATTTCAGGGTTAGATCAATCACACAATAAATATGTCAAACAGACTTGGCGTTATATGTTAAATTATCTTACTAATTCAGGCTCAATAACTCACATAACACCCCAGCAAGCTGATCAATTAATCAATGAATATCAGTACAAAGCACAGTATAGTGTTAGAACACCCAACAATATAAATATGCCTTACATACTGACCACACTACATGAGAAACTAATCTCAGGATTAGGCTGGACTACAGATCTCAATACATTTATAATGGAGAGTATGATTTCCTTCACGGCTTCAATATCTAATTTGAAAGTGAAACATTCAGTATCTGGTGATGATGTTTATGCAGCTTGGAAAGACACCACACAAGAGGAAGTTGTCAAAGCCCTTAATATAGTTTTCACACCACGTGATCATAATTATCTGCCTCAAGGAAACGGGCTAGTCTGCAAATATATACGTGTAGGAGACTTATCAACTGTGACTCCATGCAGCACAGAAGCCTATCAATGCAAATGTGGCATAAAATTGGTACGACCATTAGACAGACTCTTTAAAAACACCCTTATAAGCATTAAAGCTAAAGACTATACTGATGAAGAATTTGAGGAGTATATGACAGTAATAGCTAATAATGAATTAAATTGGGGAGAAGGGTTACCTATTGTGCAAGACCTCTGTGACAAATTAAACCGTAAAAAACCTCTTAAGTTACTCAAAGCTAGAATAGGTAAATGCAAAGAAGCACCAGCAATGATAAATGGTGAAGTATTAACCAGCGAACAAAGAGACCTAGCACAATTACTCGGTAAAGACTACATTTATGGAACACTACAAAGAAAATCCAGCAAGTGCCCATCTTGTCCCTATTATTATAAAACTAAAGTCCTTAATGGTTATTACGGCTTATCAGATGAGGCAATACGCGAAATTCAGAGAACTATTAAAGACTGGGACTGGGAGCACAATGCTGACCTTACTGTTCTGTACCAAGCTATAGAGCGCAGAAATAAGTACCTCGAGTCTAAGAATGTTGAGTTAATAGCAATACCACGAGCATCTTATGAGACAATAATGAATGAGGACTGGGTTTACACACCTAACACATCAGGCAGTAGAATAAGGCGCAGGAATGACAGAGACTTCTATAAATATCCTAATCACAATTGGGCTAATATTGACTTTATAATGGATGTATGCCTACTCGCTAAAGCCAAATTCGACATTTACCACCTCTATGACTTCATAAAAAATAAATGCAAGACTGTGCCCGTACAATACCAAGGAAATTTACAGAGATCTAAATTTGTTTTTACAAAAGAGCTTATGTGGGAATATCTTAGCGGCTACATTAAAGAACTCCCGGTGTTAGAATACGAAGAGTCATCAGATGGCAGATGTTTTGATTTATTATACTTACCAGAGCAAAATATACAAGAAGAAGCCATGCGTTATAGAAGTAACATGTATAAAGCGCTACCAGTAATTCCGGCTGAGGAAGAACCAGAAATGCCAAGCGATGAAGACATGTTAGCTTCAGATTTAGTTATCGACGCGAAAGAACAAATTCCTATGCAGTCCCAAAATCAAGGTGTAGAAAATGTGGTTCAACATAGTGTGAAAGTCGAACAGAATGTGGAATCAGGTATTAAAAGTGAGATCATTGAAATAGTTGACACAAAAATGCCTATACAGAGAGAAGCAGACTACGGTGATCTCCAACACCCTGAAGGTATGGAAACTATAGATAAAGCACACTTAGAAGGGGATTTCATTTTATTTCCATTAGGCAAGGACGAACATTATCATATGTGTGATTCTTGTGGATTTACATACTCCCACACACATCCTTACAAGAAAACAAATCATGCCCAGTTTGATTTTCAATGTCCTAATGTGGTGTGTACCAGTTACTTTGGACTAGGAGATAATAAGCAGAAAACGAATCCTACTAGGTCCAATTACGACAAGGTTTGTCCAGACTGTGGCTCGATGCCTGAACTATGTAGATGTCTAGACGTATGTCCCTTATGTGGCAATAATGAGTTTTGCCAATGTGTAGATTGTTGCGAGTACTGCGGTCTTGAAGACTGTGAGTGCCTTTGAGCGTTAGAAAACCTTAACCCCACCAGTGTCGAAAATAGTTGTTGATATAGATGGATCAATTTAATAAAAATTATTTATTAATATATTAACATAAATTAATATTAAATTAATATAACACGGCACATA